ATCCCATTCAACTGGGAAATGAAGCAGGCTACAGTCTCATCTGAACCCCTTCCAGAGGGGTCTACGCTGCAGATAGTCTCACTATATGGTTTCCATTCACCTTGAACTTGCATTGGACTATAATAATAGTCTCCAGGAAGCCCTACACATGGCAAATCTTTTAAGATGTTGTCTTTGCTTGAGCACCAGATGATGTTTTCTGGAGCTGTTTCGGGGTTGACTGGATTAATGATGAGATCGGCAAATTTGAGAGGAAACTTCTCCGCATCAGATAGAGAAGTGTCGAGCATAAACTGTAGCATAAAGTTGCTACGACCCATAGCAGATTCACGTTCCAGCAAATCTTCCTCACGGAATCTCGTATCCGTTGGTGCCCAAGTGAGTTCTGAGTCATTATTTAAGTCTTTTTCTAGCTGTGGAGCAAGTAAGCCATCATACATAGCCACCTTTCGGGGGTACCTAGCTGGCCATACGAACGGTTTATAAGCCCTTTCACGTAATTTATTGTAAACAGTGAAGGTAGTTTGAGGGGTTCCAAGGAACATAATCCTAGAATCCTTCTTGGGAGTAAGGATAGACTCACATTCAGTCACTAATTGCAGTAATTTTTCACGTTGTAATTCGGTCATACTGTTGTTTGGTACTTCCACGTCATCTAAAACCATCAAGTCTGCACGACTTCCAGTTAACTGACCTGTAATACCAACCGATTTAACGCTGGGTGCCTGGTGTGGAGCCGCTGGCCCGACATCAAATGATACTCTTGACCACCTTTGATCGTCATTCTTAGGTTTAAGATGGGACATCCAAGGTACTTCAAGGATTAATCTTTGGCAGAAGATCGAGAATGAATCAGCTCTATCCTTAGAAGCCGATACAACCATAATCTTCTTATCTGAATCGTTATATAACGTCCAAAGAACAAAAGCTGCAGTAATCCAAGATTTACCAACACCTCGAAAAGCCTGAATCTGGAGTCTCTTGGGTCCATTCTGTAAGTATTCTGCTATACAAAGTTGTGCTCTTGTAGGTGCTGGTAAGGCTAAGTGTGTCCAAACGGCAGTTAAGAAGTACCTAAAGTCATCCTTAAGCTGTTGTTGAATTTGCATCTTCGTTAAATTGTGCTAAACCTTTATCTGTAAGTACATGTTTGTACATACTATCAAAAACTTTAGGTGGTATGGTACATATATCAGCTCCAAGCTCAAAAGCTTTACCAACTGACTGTACATCTCTAATAGAAGCAGCTAATATCATAGTATTAATGAACTGCTTTTTATATACCTTAGATATATCACTAATTAATGATAAACCAGATAAAGAGTTATCGTCCATTCTACCTACAAAAGGTGAGATGTATGTAGCTCCAGCTAATGCTGCTAGAATCGCTTGAGAGACGCTAAAGACTAAAGTGACATTAGTGCGTACATTAATCCTACTAAGCTCCTTACAGGCCCATAGACCATCCTCAGAGCAAGGTAATTTAATAGTAGCTGCTTCTCCGTATGTTTTAGCGTGTCCAGCAGCTCTTGAAAAGAAATCTTTACGGTTATCTGCAGTGATTTCCATACTGACATCTCCTACACCCTTATCAACTAGCTCTTTATAAACTTGTTGTGGGTGTTTACCACTCTTAAAGATTAAAGTAGGGTTGGTGGTAACACCACTTATCAACCCTGTATCTAATCTGTCGTAAATTGCTTGAGTATCAGCAGTATCTAAAAATAATTTCATAGGTGCTATTGAATCCATTGAAGGATATGTTGTTCTCGAAAAGGGTCTGGTGGGAAATTATCCCTGAACCAGTTTAACCAGTTTTGACTTCCTTTGCTTTGATTACACGATACGCAAGCGGGAACACAGTTCCTAGTATGGGAACAACCTCCCATACATCTGGGATGTACATGATCAATGGTAAGATCATTTTCGTTATGGGATTTTCCACAATAAATACATTCATAATTGTTTGCCTCTTTAATAGCTTTTCTCCAGAGTCGGTTTGCCTCGGATGAAGTCATAGCTAATAGATTGTAAGTGTAATGGTTTGCGTTAGGAAGTACTGGTGTCATTTTTTACCACGATTACGTGCTCTGTTTCTAGATGCGTTCTCACGAACTAAAGTACCTCGTTTAGTGTGAGAGAAGTCTTTACCGCCTTTACCGTATTCTCCAGCTCTACGTCTAGCACGGTTTAGTTCGGCTCTATACTTCTTGTTGATCTTGAGCTTGTTCCTAGCCCGTTGTGCTGCATTTTTCTTTGCACGGGACTTAGGATTCTTGCGGTAATTTCTGGCACTCTTTTTTATCTTTGATAAAGGAAGTTTTTTAGGAGCCATTAGCGTGTAACTGCGTTTTGTACTGCATCAAAATCAACTTGAGGCATAAGATCAGCTAGCTTCCCTAACGGGGAACTATCAAAGGCTACACCTGTAATATCATTCTTTGCTAGCCAATCTGCAGCCGCTTTCAGGTCAGCTGTTGTAGCTTCACCTGATTTTATCCTAGCTAAAAACTCCTTTGTAAGGATGCCATGAAGTTCATTAAACTGAGCTTCAGTAGCTCTTTTAGCTTTTATAGTCATTAATCTTTAAGACCAGGAAATAAGTTTTTCTTAATGAGTGCTACAGCCTGATCATCAATGGTATTATCCGTAGATTTAGAATATGCTTCTAACAGCGAGATAACTAATTCCTTAACTGCGTTTGAAGTTAGGAAAGCCATTAGGACTGGTTTGATGATAATCATTTGTTTAGTAAAATTAGCGTTTGTCAAGGGTACCACGAGTGGCTTTTTCTGATAGTTTACCAGGAACCTTTACCTTGATTTTAGGTTCTTTTTTCTTTACTTCTTTTTTTGTGTCGGAGGACACTGATACTTCTGTTTCTGCCATTTTTTCCATCCTTTTGGAATAGGTGTACAAGTTTCTTTTAAATTCTTTTCAACAGCTATTTTTAAGTCTTTTTCCCATTTAGCTATAGGTATAACATCAGAGCACATATCTGAAACACGAGATCCAGGCAGTAGCATGAATCCCTTTTGCTGTAACTCTCCACATTTTAATACCCTAACTAACTCATAATCAAGACGCATTTTTTCTTCTTGACGTGCAGCTATAGTACGACATCTTTCTAATCCTCTTTTATCAAGAGGTACCATAAAGTTAACCTGGAATCCCCAGTTTTCACCTATAGTATAACTAGATGGACGCATACCATCTTCATCTATATCAAACGGTTTCGTATGATTACCCATATAAAATGGGCTAAATGTCATAGTAGATCCGTTGCACGATATGTTGGGACCATAATGCTGTCGGCTGGGAGCACCGTTATTCTGGAACTGTACAGCCTGATTGGTAACATTTCCTGTTGCTGCTGCCACAGGGTTGGAGGTGTTGTTTGTTTCTCCTTCATCTGCTTTTACAGGGGCTATTGAGAGAAGACTGATAAGGATACCGTAGTAGAAGTAGTGTCGATTTCTCTTTCTATCTCTGTTACTGACAGTACCTGACTTGCTGCTCTTGTTGTTACTTCTAGAGTAAAGGGGTCGCCAGCTGTATGAAGAGTGAACACTGAATCTGAATCTACTATTCCTCCAGATGTTGCTGAAGTATGAGTTATATTTTCCCCAGACCATTTGCTTAAAGCTGACCCATAAGTTGTTGTTGTTATTTCCTCTACAATCTCTTGGGTCGTTGTAGTGGTTGAGTTCATACTCCCTTGTGTAAAATTGGGAGTTACTAATTCTGCTCTTACAGCAGTTGGTGATAGCAGTAACAGGGTTAAAATCCATTTTTTCATTCTTCTTCTGCAGTGTCTTGAACAAATTTAAAGAGCAATACAACAGCTAAACCGTAAGCATAGCTCCATACAATGACTTGAAAAAATTCACTCATCTTTCTTTTTAGCCATTGGACAGTTTATTGGACCTTTGTTCTTATTGTTATTACCAGTGGTCAAGCCAAAAGTCGCTAGGGCTCCCGTAAATACACTTGCTACGAACGTGATATCTGAATTACCAGATTTCTTGACCATAGGTATTTCTACATAGTTCATCGTAATGATGAATCCAGACCAAACTACAACGCCAAGTCTGACAAATGTACCT